TTAGGAGGTAATTCTTATAGAATGGTATGTATATTGGCACGATTTTAATGCCAGAAAGATCATCAAGTGGAATATTTTTAAACATGATACATTTAGAAAAGAACTTGATGAGATGTATAAGGAATACAAAATAAAGGAAAAATTTGCTGATAGATTAGATAGTGTTATGCGTTTTTACTTTTGGAGTAAGTGCGAACATGAAGTCATCATTGCTCCTTGGGTTGGTGATGCAAAAGAAATAAAGATTGATGTATATGATCAGTTACATATGAATTGGGACAAATTTGTTGATTATGTATGGAATTTTAAGGAGGATTAAATGGGAACAATTACAATTTTACCAGAAACAACAAAGAATCCTATTACATTAATGGGAGCAAGAGCAGGATGCTGTTGGAACGCTAATATAACAGATGATGAAAAGAACTATAAACGTGGTCTTGATTGTATTAAATCAGGACATGGGCGAGTCATGGAGTATGTAAACGTTGAAATGGTTATTGATGGATATTCAGCAAAAGTTTTAAGAGAATATTACACACATATTGGCGGCTCACCATCACGTTTGCAAGCAAGTACGAGGTATATTGATTATTCTAAAGGTGATGGATTTTCTTATACAACTCCACATAGCATTGAAAAAAATGAAGATGTGTCATTTGAATGGTCAGCAATGATGTTATATATCAATTCAAAAATTCGATATCTTATCAACAAGCATAATATTCCTGTTGAAGATGCAACTATGTTACTTCCACTAGCATACTCTTCAAAGATGGTAGATAAGCGAAATCTTAGAAATCTTGTTGACATGAGCAGACAGAGGATGTGTAACAGAGCATATTGGGAATATCGTGAATTGTTCAATGATATTTGCAATACATTAAGAGAATATTCAGATGAGTGGAAGTGGATTGTAGACAATTTATTTCATGCAAAATGTGACGAAGTAGGTTATTGCACTGAAACTAAGTCATGTGGTAGAAGACCAAAGCTGGAAACCATTGAAAATCAAGGCTTTTTAAAGGTCTAAAATCAGAAGAATTGTTCATTTCATAGGAGGTGATTAAAATAAGAAATCCAGAAAAATTAGACTCATTTTACTCACAGTTATGTGAGATACACAAGAGGTCATTTCCAGATATGCGACCAGGGCAATTCTTGTTAAATGCTCTTGGGTATATTAATAGTACATTACATAGAGATCCGTTCTTTCCTGAATCAGATGAATTAATAGAATTATTAAAACAATATGCTAATTCTAATTCAATGTGGTATCAAGGATGGGATGTATTAAATAGAAAGGAGAATGATAGTGGAGGAAATTAATATTGCAGAAAGAGTGAGAGAACTTACAAATCAATTACATAAAGCATCAATAGCTTATTATAAATATGATAACCCGATAATGACGGACAAGCATTATGATGAATTATATGATGAACTAGAAAAATTAGAGAATGAATCTGGTATTGTATTATCTGATTCACCGACTCATTATGTACAAGGATATATCCTTGATGAATTGAAAAAAGTTAAACACACAAAACCAATGTTAAGTGCAAAGAAAACAAAAGATTCAAATGAGATTAAAGCGTTTTTAAAAGATTATGATTGGTATTGTTCATATAAAATGGATGGATTGACACTTGTTGTGCGTTACAATGAAAATGGTGAATTTGTTCAAGGTATTACTCGTGGGACAAATGGAATCATAGGTGAAGACGTAACAGAGCAATGTAGATTTATTAAAAATCTTCCTATGAAAATTCCATGTAGCCAGCCATTAGAACTTAGAGGAGAATGTGTTGTTTCTTATGATGAGTTCAATAGAATAAATAAAGAAGTGTCTGAACCATTCAAGCATCCAAGAGGATTAGCAGGTGGTACATTAAGAACACTTGATTTAAACATCGTAAGAGATAGAAATTTGGCATTTATTGTTTTTGAACTGGTGTCTCCAACATTTACTCATAAATTAGAAGGGCTTGAAGCACTTGATAAAATGGGATTTGAAACAGTTCAGAGATGTAAACCAAAAAGTAAAGAAACTGGCGTAGAAGATTGTGTTGAAGCAATGCAACCTGAATTTTGTAAATATCCTGTTGATGGATTAATTTTTGAGCTTGATAATACAGAATTATCTAAATCACTTGGGGCGACTTCGCATCATGAGAATTGTCGTATGGCACTTAAATGGCAAGATGATACATATCCAACAACATTAAAATATGTAGATTGGACAATGGGGAAATTCGGAACTCTTACGCCAACTGCTGTGTTCGAACCCATAGAAATTGATGGCTCAATTGTCGAAAGAGCAAGTATTCATAATATTTCTGTTATGAAAGATCTTGGGGTAAAATCCAGTGGACAAACAGTGTATGTATACAAATCAAATATGATTATTCCACAAATTGATAGTGTAGAGCCTATTAATAAAGAAGAAAAGCTTATTCCAGATAAATGCCCTATATGTGGTCAGCCTACTAAGATAGTAAAAGATAATAACTCAGAAGTACTTGTATGTACTAATGATAATTGCAATGGAAAGCTGCTTGGTAAGCTCAGTCATGCGGTGTCGAGAGATGCGCTAAATATTGATGGATTATCTGAAGCAACCATTGAAAAATTCATTAATCTTGGTTGGTTAAACTCAATTCAAGACATTTACCATCTACCAGATCATGAAAATGAGATGAAAGTTTTAGACGGTTTTGGTAAGAAATCAGTAGATAAGCTTCTTGCCTCTATTGAGAAATCTCGTAAAACAAGTCTTGAGCGTTTTCTTTATAGTCTATCAATTCCGTTACTCGGTAAATCAGCAAGTATGATGATTGCAGATTCTGTTGATTATGACTTCGACACATTTATTGATAAAATGACAATTAAAGGTGTAGAATACTTCAGGTATTTGCCTGGTGTTGGAGATTCATTAATAAGTTCACTCAATACTTATTGGAAAAATCACTGCTCAGACATACTTCAGTTAGCAAATGAGTTTACATTCGAGACACAGAAATCCATTATGTTAGAAACTACAAATGAATTAGAGAATAAGACTTTTGTTATTACAGGAAGTGTAAATCATTATCAAAACCGTGATGCTCTCAAAGCTGATATTGAAGCTCATGGTGGTAAAGTTGTAGGAAGTGTATCTTCTAAGGTTAGTTATCTTATCAATAACGATATTAATTCTATATCATCTAAAAATACTAAGGCGAAATCGCTCAATATTCCAATCATAACAGAAGAGGATTTTATCAAAATGTTGAAATAAAAAGAGAATATATAACTGTAACGTATTCATCAAAATTATAGGAGAAGACATGAAAAGAAAACAAATTTTAGCATTATTGCTAATATTATCGTTAAATCAAGTCGCCCCTGTTATGAAACAGGAAATATTAGCAAAAGGAACAAATGAAACTGCAAGTGGCGCAATTAGTATATTTACAGAAACTATACAAAAAAATCTAAATAATGAATTAGAGGATAAAAAAGTTGTTGTTACTGGATATGCTGCATGTGATGTGAATATCAGATCTAATCCTGATATTGAGAGTGAAATAGTCACTGTATTGAAATATGGTGACGAAATCAAGTATATAAAAGATGATTACATAATTGATAAAAGTAATTATGTATGGAGTAAAGTTGTTTTTGAAGATAAAGAATATTATATTTATTCAAAGTTTATTTCTCAAACACCTCCAAATTTTATTTATTACAATGTTCCGTTAAATGGAATTAAAAGCTTTATGAGTTATAAAACAATCACATCAGAATCTAGTCCTCAATATAAATTACAACAAATTGCATACACAGGTAATTATGGTATACGTCAAGTGAATGGTCGGTATTGTATTGCAGTAGGATCTTATTTTACAACAGATGTTGGTATATATATAGATTTGATACTAGAAAATGGAGAAATAATTCCATGTATTTTAGGAGATTGCAAAGATGATAAACACACTGATACACAACATATTATAACATACGATGGTTCATTAGCCGAATTCATTGTAGATACTCACTCATTAGATTCAAATGCTAAATTACATGGTGATGTATCAAAATGTAACAATTGGGATAGCACGATTATTGGTGTGAAAATATATGACGAAAGGGTGGAGCTATAAATCATGATTAAAATAAAAGTTAAGGTACGAAATATAGATGATGTTATGGATTTTACGAAAGATATGTCAAAAATGACATCGGATGTGGATATTGTAAAAGATAAGTATTGTTGTGATGCAAAATCATTATTGAGTCTTTATTCGATAAATCTCCGTGAACCATTTGATGTTGTTTTGAATAGTGATGACTTATCGGAAATTGCATTTTTCAAATCCATTTGTGAACGATATGAGGTAAAAAATGATGAGAAAGACATTTGATAAATTTAGTATTTGGGGATTTAATCATGCTTTGAGAATGGTTAAAAACAATAATCCTGATTATAAAAATGATAGTGGTATTTGTAAGGGTGGAGAAGATGGGATAGGATGTAGTCATTGCTTTTACAAAGGAAGATGTAATCATCCATATGATCATGGTTTTAAACTAGGAATATTAGACATGTCATATATAAAAAATGATATTAAGCATACCGTTGAATTTGGAACAAAAAGAAGTATTTTAAATTATGTATATGTGTCTTTTGATGAAACAATGGGAGATAAGACTTCTACAAAAGTATATACATACAATCAATTATTGCAATATATTGAGTGTAATCCAAAATCAGATAGAACAATTTTTTTTAAAACATTACCGTATGTATCAGAACTATACAATTTTTATATAGGATATAAATCTTATTATAAAAATTGTCAGAAAAAGATTATGAAAGACACAAAAATCGTCATTAAAGAGGAGGTATATAGATAAAATGCTTGTATTAATAGGTAAAGCAGCATCAGGAAAAGACTCTGTTAGAGAAATTTTGGTAAAAAAACATGGTTTTCATTCGATTGTAACTTATACAACTAGACCGATGCGAGAAGGTGAAATCCAAGATATTACATATCATTACATTTCAGAAAATGATTTTTTGCAGAAAATTGAAAGTGGATTTTTTGCCGAATGGAAGAAATATGATGTTAATGGAGAAACATGGTATTATGGTTCGGCTAAAGAAGATTTAAAAAAGGCTGATAAAAATACTATTATTATACTTACACCAGAAGGTGTTCGAGATATTAGAGATAGTGATATTGATCCAACAGTAATTTATTTGTATACGAATTTAGAAACAATAAAAAAACGTTTAATGAAACGTAATGATACAAATGATAAATTAGAAGATCGAATTAAAAGAGATACAAAAGATTTTAAATTTGCTGAAATATTAGCAGACAAGATTATCTCTAATGATTTCAATGATGACATTAATGATGTAGTAGATACAATAATGTATTTTTATAATTTAGTACAGTAAGGAGGAATTAATAATGGAGACATTTCAGGTTTATACTGCTGGTGCGACAAAGCATGTATCAAATGACGAATCATATCAATGGAGAAAATCTACTAGAGATTGTTTGGAAAAAGTAAATGAGAGATACAATGTTAACGTATTTATTCCAAGTGAATCTTTTAATTATGATACATTGTTGCCTAAGACTGAGAAACAGTGTATGAATTATTTTTTACATAAAGTTAGTAAAAGTGATTTGTTACTTGTAAATTTAGATAATTCAAATTCATCAGTTGGAACTGGTATGGAAGTACAAAAGGCTTTTGATACGGGAATACCTATTATTGGATTTGGCACAGAAAATGTCTATCCATGGATAAAGGAACATTGTGATATTGTCTTTGAAGATAAATATGATGCCCTGTTATATATTAAAGAATATTATTTATTGTAGTGAGAGGTGATTTGATTCAGTGATTTATAGAACATTAACATGCCATGGACTTGCTAAGGAATTACTATCAAAACAAGATAGTTTTCTCACAGTAACAATAAATGATAGAGAATATAGTATTAGAAACACTAAAAAAGTAAAAACACATGCTAATTTAGATGATAGTGTTACACATACAACATTAGTATGTGATGAATTAAATGGAAATATCGTGAGGTAATATAAGAGATGCTAAGTAAAGAAGAAAGAAAAATGATTATTGAACTAATATGCAACGAACAAACACACATGATTATCAAAGATCATACCAAATACGACTCTGATAAATATAAGAAACTAGAGGTATTGAAAATAAAAATTAAGGATATGTAGGTGAATATATGTCAGATATCACAATGTGTAGTAGTGAACATTGTCCTATGAAAGATAAGTGTTATAGAGCATCAGCAAAGCCAAACAAGTTTGCACAAAGTTGGTCAAATTTTGAGTATACTTGTAACGATAATAGCGGATTTAATAAATATATTTCACAAAAACATTAAAATAAGTCAAGAAATACATCATAAATTGATTTATTTTGAAGGGACAATAAAAGGGTTGATTTCATGTGGATGATAGAAAGGAGATAAAATGAGTGTAATTTTATATACAACACATTGTCCAAAATGTATTGTATTGGAGAAAAAATTAAAATCAAAAAATATAGAATACGTTGAAAATACTGACACAGATTTAATGATTTCAAAAGGTTTTGAAACAACTCCAATGCTAGAAGTTGATGAAGAAATTATGAATTTTGTAGCAGCGAATACTTGGATTAATACACAGTAGGAGGAAAGAATTTGAACATTAACATTAGATTAAATAAAAATTTCACAACACAATATAACAAATTGCAAGATGAATTTGGAACTGATATCGCAAAAATCAATGGATTTGATGATGGACAGTTAAGCTATACAGACTTTATTGATAACTTTGTGGATCAGAAGACTGTTGCGGATTCTAGTATTGATGGCAATAGTAATGTATCTCATAAGGACATTGTAACTCTTGAAAAAGAGATGCCTAAACCTCATGAAAAGGTACTTGCTTTTAATAAAATTTATTATGAGATTCAGAAAAAATATGGTTTCCAAACAGCAAACGAATGGCTTCGAGCTGAATGGATTGGTCAGTTGTATATGCATGATGCAAACACGACATCATTTAAACATTATTGTTTTGCGTATGATTTGAAAGACTTAGCGGAGAAAGGACTTTTCTTCATCGAAGGACGCAATGCAAAACCAGCAAAGCATCTTAGTACATTTGTTGATTTTGTCAAAGAATATATTAGTTATGCTTGTAATAGAAGTTCTGGTGCTGTTGGACTTCCTAATCTTATTCCGTATATGTTTTATTTTTGGAAAAAAGACGTAGATGATGGTTATTTTGTAAGAGATAAAGTGTATTATGCAAAGCAACAGTTCCAAAGATTTATATATGCTGTTAATCAGCCATTTTTAAGAGATGGTTCACAGTCAGCTTTTACTAACACATCAGTCTTTGACAGACCATATTTTGAGGCTCTTTTTGGTGGTTCAGAGTTTCCAGATGGTACATTTATGATTGATTACGAAGAAGAAATTATCGAATTTCAGAAATGGTATATGGAAGTGATGGCAGAAATCAGACATGATAATATGTTCACATTTCCAGTGTCTACAATTAGTTTACTTCGTCAAAATGGCAAATTCGTAGATGAAGATTTTGCTACATGGGCTATTGCACACAATATGGAATGGTCAGATAGTAATATTTTCTGCGACTCATCTGTAAATTCTCTTAGTAACTGTTGCCGTTTAAAGAGCAACATCAAAGATCTTGGATACTTTAACAGTGTAGGTGGTACTGCATTAAAAGTAGGTTCTATTAAAGTTTCTACTGTAAATTTAGCAAGAATTGCATTAGATACTAATTCAGAAGAAGAATATCTTAGTGAGTTAACAAAAAGAATAACTGTTAATTTAAAAGCACTTGATTGTGTTCGCCATATCATTAAACGTAATGTAGAAAAAGGTTTATTGCCTAACTTTTCTTATGGTCTTGTTGATTTCCCACACCTTTATAACACAATTGGGTTTATAGGTATCTATGAAACAATGAAGAAATTTTGTTATACAAAAGTAGACGAATTTGGAAATACATATTACACAGATAAGGCTTCTGCTTTTGGTAAGAAAATTTTTGAGACAATGAGAAAAACTGCTGATAATTTCATTAAAGAATATAATTGCGATTATCAGATTAATACAGAACAAATCCCTGGCGAAACAGCAGCAGCAAAACTTATGAGAAAAGACAAGTTCTTTTATCCTAAAACCAATATCTATGATTTACCTCTTTATGGTAATCAGTTTATTCCTCTTGGAATTAAGACAACTGGACAGGAACGTGTAAGAATCGCATCCGAGTTTGATGGATATTGTTCTGGTGGATCAATCCTTCATTATAATATTGATGCTCCTTTTGATTCATTTGAAAAAGCATGGAAGATGACAAATTATATTGCAGATCAGGGTGTAACATACTTTGCATTTAATACAAAGATTCAAGCATGTCAACATAATCATGCGTTCTATGGCACAAAATGTCCTGTATGTGGAGAGCCTGTAGATACTGAATTTACCAGAATTGTTGGTTTCTATACACCAGTTAAGACATACTCAAAAGAGCGTAAAGCTGAGTTTGAAATGAGAAAATGGGGAGACATCAACGCTGAAGCAGAGGAGATTTAATGAAAATCAAAGGTTTAATAACTGAAGATTTCGTGAATTACAAGAAGGCTTCTATGACCATTATTTTTCCTTACTGCACTTTTAAGTGTGGTAAGGATTATTGTCAAAACAGTTCTTTAGCAAAAACACCTATTATTGAAATTTCAATAGATGATCTTGTAAATAGATATATCAATAATCCAATAACAGAAGCTGTAGTTATGCAAGGACTTGAGCCATTTGATTCATGGGGCGATTTAAAGGAATTTGTACAGAAATTAAGAGAATATAATAATGATGATATTGTTATTTATACAGGATATAACAAAGATGAGATATCTAAATATATCGAAGAACTTTCAGTATATCCGAACATTATTATTAAATTTGGTAGGTATATCCCTAATCAAGAGGGACATTATGATGATGTATTAGGAGTACATCTTATCAGTAATAATCAATATGCAGAAAGGATTAGCAATGATCAAAGTAAATGATGACAAAGAATTAGTAACTGAAATTAGACAGAAACTTAAAGACAATAAAGGCTACTGTCCATGTAGACTACAAAAGACACCTGATACGAAATGTATGTGTAAAGAATTTCGTGAGCAAGAAGAAGGAGAATGTCATTGTGGTCTTTATGTAAAAATAAAGGAGGAATAACACATTAGAAGTAAATATACACGTGTTAAAAAATGAAGATTTAGAATTATTCAATAATTTCTATGATAGTGCAATAGATTAAAAAGGAGAAAAATTATGAAAGATAGATATTTATATAAAGCAAAAGTTAAAGATGGATTGACTGGATATAAAGATCTCGATTGGGTCATTGGTAATTTAATAGAGGAACAATCCACAGAAAGATATTTTATTGTGGATTTGTCGCATTTTGACAAGAATTCAAAATTAAACGATATCGTTATTGAAGTAGAACCATCTACTATTTGTAAGTATACTGGCTTACATGATAAGAATGGTGAACTAATCTGGGAAAATGATATTGTAAATTGCATGGATGCAGAATGCTGTGGCTACATTAGTTGGAATGAAAGCGAAGCAGGTTTTTACTTTGATGTATTGCTTGAAGATGGAAGATTTGAAGAGGAACATATTTACGATTATCAGGATTGTATGGAGGTTATTGGTAACAACTTTGACAATCCGGAACTGTTAGAGTACAACATAAAAGATTTAAAAGAAAAACAAACAGAAGAGACTTTGACACCAGAAAAAGATTTAATATCAGAAGAAGAAAGAGCAAAAATTGTTGATACAATAGAAGGTTTATTTAACATTTGTACCAATGAATATGAATTAAAAGAACTATTAGATATATTTGAAGACACCATTGAGCAGGAAACAGAAAACGTAATGTATGAACTGGAAAATTTTTAGAATATATAAAAATTTATAATACTATTCAGAATTTTGGAGGTGAACTAAATTAGTTATTTAATAGACAAATTTAAAGGTATCTACCGTATAAAAGTCGAGTACAATCAGTGGACAAAAGATTTTACACGAAAATTAAATGGAAACCTGGAAGATATAGACTGTTTCATTGATTGTAAGTCAGGGAGTAAAATTTTCCATGATAATAGAGATGTTTTACAAGCATATATTCCTAGTATTGGTCGTGGAAATAATATCATAAAAGCAATTTATGAAATTGACCCATCAATAATTTTTGATATTGAAAAAACAGATGCAGAAATTTTATTCAAATTCAAATATGTCAATTCTGACAAAATTATTCCATTATTAAAACCTAAAACAAGTGGTGCTGGTATTAGCCCATTTTCAAGTAAGAACCTACCAAAAAATGATTATAAAATACCAAATGAAGACTTGAACCAATATAAAGAATTGGTGGCTAAAATTCTACAGGAATGCATTTTAACCCTAACACATAGTACAAACAGTTTTATCAAATCATTAGCAACGAAGAAGAACCCAATAGAGAATATTAAAGCAGATATGAAATTGAAAGGTTTAAAAGGTAAGGAATATATTTACTCTATTGGTAAATGGGCAGAATACATTTCTTACTTAAAGGAGGTGGTTAAGTGAGAATTGTTGAAAATAGAAATAAATCTGTAGTGAATCGTGTACGCCAACAAATAAAAGATAATGATGGATATTGTTTATGTGCAAATAAGAAAGATGAATCTACAAAATGTATGTGTGAGCAATTCAGAGAATCAACAACATTAGGATTTTGCAACTGTAGACTATATGAAAAAGTAGAATTATAAGGAGATAAAATGACAAAAAAAAGATTAAAAGTAATGACAATTTTAGATATTATGTTTATTATTGCATTTGGATACTCAACAATTGCATCTTGGGGTGTGTATGAATCATATTATACTATTACATATTTCGCCATAACTGTATTTTTAATGGCTATTATGTGTGATAGAATTTATTGTTACATACATAAAAACGTTACAGATAAAACAAAAGAAAAATGTATGTACCATTGTGGAGTTCAAAATATTAAAATCAAATATTTTGATAACGAAATTGATAAGATTGAAAAGATTAACATTGGTGATTGGATTGATTTGCGTTCTGCCGAGACTGTAGAGCTAAAGAAAGGCGAGTTTCATTTGATTCCATTAGGAGTGGCAATGGAACTGCCAGATGGATATGAGGCAAATATTGTACCGAGAAGCAGTACATATAAGAATTTTAAGATATTACAGACAAATTGTTTTGCTGTTATTGACAACAGCTATAGTGGAGATAACGATCAGTGGCTTTATCCAGTTATTGCTATGGAAGACACTACAATCAATAAAAATGATAGAATCTGCCAGTTCCGTATCAATAAAATTAAGCCTGAAATTGAATTTGAAGAGGTTGAACATTTGAATAATGTAAATCGTGGTGGAATTGGTTCTACAGGAATAAACTAAAAGGAGAAATAAATATTGAGTAAAATATATGATAATATGTCAAAGGATGAATTAATTGCTCAATGTATTGATAAAGATAGCCAAATAGATGTATATAATTCACAGATTAAAAAATATCAAGTCTTGACAAAAACAGATATTATGAGTATATATAAATGTGAAAGCAATAAAGCATTACGAATTTTAAAGCTTATGTTCCAAATGGGATATGGTAATAAGATTGGAAAAGAATACTATATATCACTCGAATCACAGAATGATTTTCTTACTGCAATGAGAGGTAAAGAAGTATTTATATAACATTTCGTGATGTTTGATGATACTTTAAGTATCACTTAAAACTATCACTTTTATATATGCAATGTGACATAAATGGCTAAAAATCAACATATTTGAGCAGTGCTATTAGTAATTGTAAACTACAAATAATCATAACGATGATATATCATGATAAGCAGCGGTGTTTACATCGCTGCTTATTACAGTTAAAGACAAACGCAGAGAAAAGAAACTTGAGAGGAACCTATGAAACGAAGGCTTCAAAAGGCAGGGATCATTTTAAGTATCCTTCTTGTGATCTTAGCAACAGGATATTTTGCAGGAACATGGTACTTAAAACAAAAAAATGAAGATACGAAGCAGACAACTGCACAGGCAGACGGGCAGAAGACAGAAGCTGACAAGGAACAGGCAGCAGGAGCAAGGTCAGATCTTCAGACAGAATATGATACAATTTTAGAAAAGTGCCAGAAAGAATTTATCAGTAATCGTCCGATCGATGAAAATTTTTTGGCATGGTTTCATTCTAAATATGGAGATGAGACATTAAAAAAAGTAGCAGATGAAGTAGAAAAGGAAAATCAGGATCCGGATCTATGGTATACACTGACCGGTAATACGATGCAGGTGCTCTGGGTCTACTATTGCCAGGATACCGGATATCAGTCTGAACTGTTAGAAAATATCTATGACAAAGAATGTGCAGGGGAAGAGACCGTGTTGGATTTTACCGGAGACATCAATCTGTCGGAGGGCTGGTCTACGACCGTATTTATGGACAGACAGCCTAATGGCATTTATGATTGTCTATCATCCGATCTAATGTTAGAACTGCAAAGTGCGGATATTTTGCTGATCAATAATGAATTTACCTATAGTAACAGAGGAACACCATTAGCCGGAAAGGCATATACGTTCCGGGCGGCGCCATCCCGCGTGGAAGTGTTACAGCAGCTTGGTGCGGATATTGTTTCCCTTGCAAATAATCATGTTTATGATTATGGAGAAGAAGCACTGTTAGATACAATGGATACACTAGAGCAGGCACAGATACCCTATGTGGGAGCCGGCAGGAATTTAGAAGAAGCAGAGAAAATTGTTTATTTTATTGCAAATGGCAGAAAAATTGCAATAGTAGCTGCAACACAGATAGAACGTTCGTATTCCTATACAAAAGAAGCAACGAAAGACAGTCCCGGAGTGTTAAAGACCTTAAAACCTGACAAATTTACGGAAGTGATCCGAAAAGCAAAGAGTAACAGTGATATTGTCATTGCATATCCGCACTGGGGAACGGAAGGAAATCATTCCTATGGAGCAGACCAGAAGGAATTAGCGGAAGCATTTGTAAGTGCAGGAGCCGATGTGATCATTGGAGGACACACACATTGTTTACAGGGAATTGCTTATATAGAGGACGTACCGGTTCTCTACAGTCTGGGAAATTTCTGGTTTAATAACAAGACCTTAGATACCGGAGTAGCACAGGTGCGGATACAAAAAGACGGAAGTATCCGTTTGCGGTTTTTGCCATGTATCCAGTCGGGAACGAGGACCAGACTCCTGACCGATGGAAGCCAGAGGACAGAGGTTTTGGATTTTATGCGGGGACTTTCAAAGGATGTTTCCATAGATGAAGAAGGATATGTAACAAATTTATCGAAGTAG